GGAGAAAACAATGTACGCCAGACCGCGCCATGCGGGAGTGTTTGCTACTCCAAGTGTCGCTTGTATACGAGGATCCGCGGCTTGCGTATCGGTGCCGTTGTAAACTTCAAACCCTGTCGCAGCAGCATTGCTCGCTTGTATCGTAGCGGGATCATTACTGCCAGCATCATAATACAAGTCAGCACCAATCCAAATCCGTCTAACACCAGCGATTGGCCCTTTGCACAATCCAACCGCAAATGTTGCCGAATAGGTATAGGTACGAGTGGTACTTTTGGCACCGCCACCCTTCCCTCCCTGTTTCTTCTTGGTAACGGTCTCCTTGATCGTGTTATTCTCAAGCCAAAAAACATTTCCATTGACTGTTACCGTGCCATAAACACGAGGAATTACTGAGCCGTAGGTACTAGTTTGGACAGAGAGATCACTAAGGCGAGGACCGTTGATAGTCGGACCTTTGGGCGGGTCAAGATAACCGCCGGCCATCATCCCGATCTGCGCACCGTACATCATCGCAGTTGCCGCTTTTACGCCAAGCGGGCCGGCAAGGAAGAATCCAGCTACCGCGCCAAGTGCTCCGCCAACTATTTGTCCGCCGCTACTCATTCCTCGATCTCAATCTCGACAAAGCGATAAACGCGCACAATGCGGGCTGCCCACATCGAGGATAGTCGGTGCTCGCAACAGACGCCAACAGACTCATAAGCGTGAATCATGGTTTCGCCCGCATAGATTGCCAAGTGTTGCGGGTCGCTGGCAAACCGCATCAGCAACAAATCGCCCGGCTGTTTGTCATTGATAAAAACTCGCTGCAGACCCGGCTGCTCATCTAACGCGCGTTCAAGCTGTCCGCCTGCCGGGGTTCGCCCATACCCGGAAACGTCAAAGTAATTGATCCCAACACACTGCGCAACATGCACAGCAACACCGGCACAATCCAGACCGATCCCAACTTGGCGTCCCTGATGCCAAAACGGCGTCCCAACACACTCACGAGCGGCCGCAAGGATATCGTCTGTTACGATCATCTCTGCCCTATATGAGCATAGGTACTGCCGGCCGGGATCCATGGAAACCCACCGAAGTTGAGAACATTGCTTCCACCAGCCCGAGCCTGACAGTCTGAGAGCCTTTTTCGGCATCCTCGAACTGCAGTGTAGGTATTCCCAATTGCAGGCAGATAATAAAACGGTTCAAATGTAACGAATGCTCCGCCGGAGAAGCTTTTAATTTCGAGCGGTTTGAGTCCGGCGTTTGGGCCGCTGGTAAATTGAATCGTTCCGCCGCCGAAAACATCCGCAGCTTCAGCTCGTCCGGAATCCGCAAAAGAAGACGAGTTGGTAACACCGGTCAAAGTACCAGAGACTGTGTTTCCATTGGCAGCGAGATTGACCATACAACCACCGTATTCCTGACCACCGAAGGTTTTCGAACACTGTGCATTGTAGGTCTGCCCGATTGTTTGCCCGATCGCGTCCAACAGAGACATCTCTTCAATTTTGTAACGCGAATCCATTAGGGTAGTTTTGCCAAGGAAACTGGCAACAATCGGCTCTTGATCCTCTATTGGATTATTCCAAGTCGTCGCAAACAAATAGGCACGAGCCCCATCAAACAGACCGCTATTAACTTGATCGTAACCGATTCCAGATAACCCCGCAATACCTTCCAAATCGATTATAGAAGGAGACATCGTCGCAGTTGCTGTGTAACCAGTAAAATCATGCCCCGAGGCCGAGAGGTATGTGTGGCCATTCATCGTCAAGTCTCTTGGGAAATGCGTCAAATAAATAGACGACCCAATCTTCGGAACGATCCGAAGACAAATGACTCGATAACGATAATCGGCAACGACGGGTTTCACGGGTTGAGAAGTTCCAGCAGAGTCAAGGCGGCAATGTCACGGTAATCAATCAGATTTTGAGTGATGTTTAACGCGCTGTCAAACCTGGCCGGGATATCAAATTCACATCCTCCGGTAACGGTTTCTCCTGCTTGCGGACGAGTATTCAGAGTTCCGCCGCTTGTCCAAGTGCCATACGCCAACGAGTTTATTCCGGTCAGCGTGACGTTATTGCCCGATACCGTAATCAGTGAACGTTGACCATTCAACTGAGTCATCCCACCAAACCCAGACAAATTGACCGCCTGTCCCGTCACAAACGGCGGCGTTGAAGCGTACGTGATAACACAAGGATTGGCCTTGGAAACAGCAGTGATAGCAACTCCCGTGGTCACGTTGGCAGCAAATGTGACCACCCCGGTAGTTGTATCAACAGACCAGTCAGCAGATCGAATAAGTACCCCGGCAATTCCAATTAGCACTGTTCCGGCCACCGGTTTGAAAATGGTGCGATACGGGCGGCCGATAGAAAGCGGGGTTCCACCCTCTCCGTATACTTTCTGGAGTTGATAGGTAGCCCCGAGCGAAATGGTCGCTAGAGCCTGATCAAACGCGGTGGGAGAATTGGTTTGCGCGTTGGTAGTATAGTCATCAAGACATTTGACCCGAAACCCCGCATACGTGCCAAACGCTCGGTGGTACGTATTGGCAATGTTTTGATAGAGCGTGGCTGCCTTGGCATCGAACTCGAAATGGAACTCTCGAACCGGGAAAGGATGCAAAAGACTGCGGTACTCGCTTCCGTTCTTGGTTTTGGTGATCTCAACCGAATAAGCGTCCCCGTAAGACGCTCCGTACTTCACCGCAACCGACAGTCGTTCTTCAAGAAACGCGCCCATTAAACGTACCTTTGACCCGCACGAAACACTGCCAAAGCTTCCCGCGTACCGATTCCAGCCGCCCTTCTTGTTTCCAACGGGCTCCCATTTGGAACGACAACAGTGACATTATAAACAGCACCTTGATGGTTGCCATTGTCCAGTTGCTTGTTTTCAGAGGCCGGAGTGATTTTCTCACCCTTGTGGATTTTCGCGACCATATCATAAGGAACATAATCGGTACCAACGCCGAAAGACGGAAGCGGCAAACCGCCGGCGGCGCCCAGTGAGCCAGCGAGAGGTAAGGCATCGCCGCCTCCTCCTCCGCCAAACCCACCGAGCAACTCACCAATCCATCCGCCAATATTTCCAGTCTTGCCCATGTCTCCAAACAGACGTCGCATTAGGTCGGCGGAGACCGCCTGAGCGATCATTTTCTGAATCATCGTCCCGAAGCTCTGGAGCATGTTTTTCGTGCCTGCTTCAAACGGATTAAACAGAAAATCTGCCAACGCCTTTTGCATGTTCTGAGTAGCAGACTTCGTGAACTCGTCTAAAGCGTCGGCTTCCTTTTCCAAAGCAGTAGCTCTGCGTTCGAGCGCAACATCTACCACCTCTGCATATCTCTTGACAGCTTCTTCCGAACCCTCGACACCGAACTTGCCATCCAGATAAGCGTCGGCAATTCGTTGCATCAACTCGCGTTGCTTCTCGAGCTTTGCAGTATCGGTGTTGGCAATGAGATTGTCCATCTCACGCCTGATTTCGAGCACTTTAATCTCGGCCGTTGCTGCTGCGGTCGCCGCAATCGCCGTCTGCTTCCACACATCAGGCATTGACTCCCACTCAGGATCTCGCATGAGAGTGAGCAAGGCCTTTTGAGCATCGTTCAACTCCCGCGTGGCATCATCGGCAGTGACCACAGTTTTCTTAATGCTTTCCAAGGCCTCGGCGTAAACCTTCGCCTGCTGGTTCTGCTTCTCGACCGCAATCTGTTTTTCCAGCAGCACGGTAATCGCTGCCTTGTGAGCTGCGGTCAGCTTCAACTCACCCATGGCGATGTCTTCGGCAAACTTAGCCGCCGCCTTTTGCCCATCCGTCAATTTCTCTTGTCCATTGCCCTCAAGAATCGCCGCGGCAGTTTTTTCACGAATTGACTTGGCCAAATTGGAATACGCCGATGCTTCCTTGTCAATCGCTCCGGCTTTGTTCTTGGCAGCTGCAGCTGCTGCGGCTTCGGCCTCTGCCTTGGCTCGGGCAGCTGCGCCTTTCTTAATCCGTTCTTCTTCGCTCATGGATGAGGTTTTTGGCGCCTGCGTTGAAGGCGGCTTGCCGTTCAAAACACTCTCGGAAAAGGCCGATGCGCCGGCCAACGCGGTTTGATTGTCAAGTTTCCAAGCCTCTTTGACCGCTTGAGCAGCGACAACATTGCCTTCCCATAAAAACTTTGCCTGAGCAGCAGCGGCGGCGCCTAGGCGGGTGATATACCCAACCGCAGCAGCGAATCCGTTGCCGATCAACATCGCCGCCTTCGTGCTCCATTCAACCATCAATGCCAGCGACTTGCCATAGTTCTGAACTGTGCCGTCTCTGCTCGCCTTGTCTAACTCTTCATTCGAAGCTTTCAGGGCGCGTGTCAGAGTATCTACCGAATCGCTCAAAGCTGGCAGGAACAACTCACCCATCTTGATTTTGAGATTGTCCCAGTAACGAGTGAGCGAGGTAATCGCCTTGCCGGCGGTTCCCATTGCCTCCTCGTAAATGCCTTGGTATGAGATTGCCTCTTGAAGAACAGCGTTGGTCCGGGCCATGACCTTTTGTTGTTCGGTAAGCTTGTCGGAGCTCGTCCCGATCTGACCGGCAAGTTTCTTATAGCTAGTTTCCCAGCTGACATTCATCCCCATAGTGCGAAGGATTTCAATCTCGCCGGATTTAATTGCTTGGATCATTCGTTCCATTGCTTCAGACGAATTGATTCCGGCAACCACCGCCAAATCTTGAGCAGCGCGACCAAGGTCACTCGCCTTGGCAAGATCAATGTTGGCTGTTGCAAGTTGGACAACAGCATTCCGCGACTGCATCATAGAGATGCCTTGCTCTTGCAATGCCTTGGAGTATTTCTCAACTTCCGCTCGAGTGTAACCGGCGTTGTTGCCGGCGATCTTCATGACAATGCCCATGGTCTCAAATCGAGCGGCCATCATGGACGAATCCTTGACAAAGTCGGCAACCTTCCAAGCGGCAAATGCTTTGGCTATGTCCCCATAAGCTTGGCGAAGCACCCCGGTCGCAGTAGTCAGTTTTTTGGTCTGGGTTTCGGCCGTCTTGCCCTTTTCGGTCAGCTTATCGAGCTCAACTCCACCTTGCTTGACCGCATTAGCATCAACCGCCAAAACCAGTGTCGCTACATCCGCGCTGCTGCTCATATTGTGCTTTCAACCAAAGAGTATCTAACCTTCTGATGGCGGCTAGTTCCCAAGTTTCAAGCGGCATCCCGACCGTTTGAGACCACTCGCGAATATCAACCAAACTCAACCGCTCACCGTTTCGCCGCTCGTTATGTAGTTCCGTGAACCAATTCCACACATGATTACACAGAACTGGCAACCCCGGAGCTTCTGCCAACTGTGCAGGCATAACACCCGATTGCCGGAAAAGACTAAGAAGATGGGTTTTTAACGTTTCCCCATCATCTTGCCTTTCCAGCAATGCGAACTCTGACTTGGCAAACTCTTCAAGCTCGCAAGTCAGGCCTTCAAAAAATTTGCGAGATCACCAATCCCTTCATCCACTTGCCGCTTGATCCACGGCAGGGCATTGTAAACCAGCAGGGCGTTGGCCGAGTTAAATGGCAATTCCTGGCCCCGAAAAAGCAAGGTCTTGACATCCCCAGTCCGCCATCCAATCGAGCAGGCGACCAACGCCGCCGTGCTGTCTTCCTCGGCTGCCTCGACCGTTGTCACTTCCGGATCACGCCCGCGCTTCCGGTTCATCGCTTCTTTCCGGAGCCTGGCATTGATTGATTGACGGGTGTAATCCTTGAAGACTTGCGAATCACGACCGAGCACCGAGATAAAGATATCGAGCGGCTCATCGGTTGTCGGATGCCGAAGCTCGATCTCCGCGCCGGCGTCGCAAGCGGCAACAGTATCGAGAGAAGCGAGGTCGAGAGGGATCATGCTTGGCTATCCTGAATGGTGATGATGGTTTGATCCCATGCCAAGGCGGCACCGCCGGCGCTGTTCAACTCGGCGGTGAACGGGTATGTCCGAAGGATCGACTTCTCTCCATCGTCCGGGGCGTCGCCGGTGAGCTTGATGCGTCCCATGGTAAAGGTCATGAAGTCGGAGGTCGCGCTCGGATCAACTGTGGCTACAATGATCAGACTGATCGGCGTTTCGGCGTCATAGAGCGTTTGAAGCGTGGCCGAGTCGAACAAGGCAGTGAAGGATCCGCTTACTTTGATGCGGCCGCGATCCATGTCCGGCGAAACATTCGACCCAAGCACCGCGCTAACGGGTTTCACTCCACCATCGATGGTGATCTGTGCTCCGGTGATATTCGTGACCTCGGCACCCTGCACGAAAATCGAACCGTTGAGAGCAGACATTACGGCGGTGACCGTTTCAGCAGCCGGCGTGGTGAAGCTTTGCGCCGCACCAAGCGTCCTCGAAAGCCCGACAATGTCGAAGCTGATCGAGGCATTGCCAGTTGCCGGAAGATTCAGGCTGATTGCACTGACCTTGCAGTCGTCGAAACGCTCGGAACGGGAGAGGTCGGAGTACCATTCTTCAAAGGTGAAGAAAACGTCAGTGTGCCCAGTGAGCGGCACCAACGACTTCTTGCCGACAACCGTGAAGGTGACAGAATCGCCAGCCGTCTTGGCTGCCGCAGGAAGGCCGTCCAAGAAGATTCCGGTCATATTGCCGGCGGTCAATGCGGTAATCAGGAAATTGCGAGCATTGTTGCCGACCCCACCGGCCGTGAAGCCTGACCAACGGCCGACGTCGCCTACCTTGAGACCTGCAGTCAAGAAACCGGCCGAAGCATCGACGAATTGCGGAGCGCTGACGGTGGCTGTAACATCGGTGCCGGCTGACATTGCGGATGTGGCGGCAAAAGCTTTCCGCAAACCAGCGGCCATCAAATCCTTGTAAGTGCCGGAGGACAGAAGCCCTTCGAGCTTACCTTCCACCTTCTTCAACCCGTAGGTGACGCCGGTAGATTGCTGATGAGATACGATCTCATCGTTCTCGAACATATCCCGCGTGGCGGTAAATGTTGAAGTACGACGGCGGAGAACTTGCCCGCCTGCTCCGGTCTTGGGCGTGCCAAGCGCGACCTGAGTACCGAAAATGGTTTGCTTTTTAATACCTTGCGCGAGTGGCATGGCTTAGACCTTTCAAATGTTTGCGAAGAACCTTACTTTAACGGGGACCACCCAACGATCTCCGTCAGCAAAGCCGGCTGGGATTTCCGGGGTCTGTTCGATTGTAACGACGACCCCGGCATTTGTGAACGTTGCGCCTCTAAAAAATATGCCACGTAGAAGTTCGGCCCTCGTCTGCGCGGCCCCAGTTCCTGTTTGCAAAGGATAAGACAAGGTCACCAAGAACACTCCCTGTTCTCGATGATAGGTGGAACCGATCTCTAAATCCTCCGGAGCGGCGAACAAAACGTCTGCCCTTTGCCAAGGAGTTGAGCTGTCAATCGGCGGCGTAAAGGCAACATTGGGCCAGGCTGTCGCCAAAGCGGGTACCATTGCATCCAAAGCCATTTCCAACGCAGCTTTGACTTTAACCGTGCTCATAGTTTCGCTGCAGCCTTTCGAAAGAATGTTTGAAATTCCACCGCCGTCAGCATAACCATACCTTGCGGAGCTTGCCGGTAAGACCACCCTTCTTCCAGTCGTTTGGCATAGGGAAGGTTGTTGGAAATGTAGTGAATTCCCATTGCGGTTGCTTGTTCGCCCAGTCCTTTTGAAATTCGCCCAATCGACATACTACCAGACGGGTCAATGACATCCACTTCTTTCGCGGTCAACATAGCGTTGAACGTATATTGCCAATTGCCTCGAAAGCGACCGCCAACATATCCGGGCGGCGGCGGACTTTTCCAATAATCCCCGTCACCGACCGGCGATTTCTGAACCACACTAATGCCGACATCCAAAACAACCTTCCGGACAACAGCGTCCATATTGCCCTTTGCCTTGGCTGCAAATTTGGACAGATCAGTGACAAAAGCGGCCATTCAATTTGTCTCAGTCTTGATGACGAGCAGTGTCATCCATTTCGAAGATGAAGATCGTAAATGACCGGGGTTCCAGCCGGGCTTATTTCTCCCAGTGTGACCACAGTGTATTCCTTACCATTTACGACAAAGTGATCGTTGAGAGTTACCGGGCCGGTAGCGTCAAGTAACAATTGCTGATCGGTGACTTGGATAAGCTGCCCTCGAATAGTGGTTGTGCCCGGACCAAAGTCAAAAATCGCCCCTTTGCGGGAGGTATCAACAAACGTCCGTGCTGCCGTCCCGGTTGCGGGGTCATAAGCTGCTGACACGTATTCACGTCGAGTCACCGTTTGTCCAAACTGTGAAAGCAAGCCAAGCGCGGTCTTGGCAAGATCGGAGTAAATGCTCATTGTTTGCAAAGTTCCAATGCTTGTTCCGGGCTAAAGCCTTCCTTGATCAAGGCAAGATAACGCGCCCGTGTTACCTGAGCTAAGGCCCTTTGCCCTTCAATGACCGCGGGTAGAGCTTCTTGGATTTCGCGAATGGCCCTTGACGTTGCTTCCGCTTGCTTGTTGGGTATCTCAATTACTTTATTCGCGCTCATGTCCGGCCCACTTTCGCGGTGATGCCATTTCCCGAAAGCAAGTGACGCAACATCATATCAACGGCCCGGAATCGCTTGTATTGCGGCGAAGTCTCGGCGTAGGTGATGGAAAGTGGGCCGACTTTGCTACTGAGAACTTGCTGAGTCAAGTCCGGATTCAGATCCTCAGCTGCTGTCCGCAAGGCTAATTCCATGCAGGCGCTTCGAACTTCAAACGGAACCATATTTGAAGGGATAAGGTAATCGCCTGAGTTCTTACCCAACCACGGAATATAGCACTCATACCGGGGCCAATCCAAGGCTTGCTCCGGATTTACACGATAACCTTTCCAAGCAAGCCTGTAAGTTTGGAGCATGTAATCGGTTGCTTTGCGAAGCGCTGCCTCTTTGTCATCAACGTCGTTCCAAGCAGTCGCTCCTCTTGCGGCATGATAGGCCGAAGCTTGGGCTACGCTAGCATAAGACTCGGCGCCGGCAACCCCGCTTCCATCTTCAACGATCAAGCTCATTTTACTGCTCCGTCATCTAGAGTTCATGCCGTGCGCACCGGCAAGGTTGCGGTAAGCACTAACACACGTCCCGTTGGCGCAAGTGTAACTTCACAACGCAGCTTGTAGAAAGCATTGTGCACGCCAGCACGAAACGGCTGCAACACCACGCCGGCAGCGATCGTTGCCGCGGCGAAGAGCATTGCAGCAGGGTTTGGGTCGCTGCCGGAGAGCAGGGTATTGCTTACCACAGCATTACCAATGGTCTCACCCGGATCGAGTTCCGGAGTGAAGTCGAAGTCACAGACAAGAGACTCGGCTGGATCTTTGGCGGGCCAGGCAGTAGAGGTCATGGGACACTCGTTGTTCGATAGGTGCGGCGAAGACAGATGGCCTGATACGCGACAGGTGACCGCTCTGCGTGATAACGGGCGTCACGATTCAGCAAAGACGGAACAACCGCGCCGCGGTAGGTCACGCCGGACTGCCGATAGAGGATGTGGGCGCGGTACGAGATGGCCATCAGGGCGGCGTTGGCTTTGGCTTCGGTGGCATCGATCGCGTCCGCGTACTCGCCCAGCAGGAGATCCAGCTCGACGCCTGGTGTGTCGAGGTAGTCAGTTGGAGCTGGGCGAGTTAGCGGCATAACGACGATCTCTCAAAGCGGTTTGATGATTGTTAAAAGTCGGGTTAGGACTTGGTTTTTCTTGAAGCCCACGGCGGCTTCGGACCGGCAGCGCCAGCATCTTGGGTTTTCGCAACGCTCACAGACGCGTCCGACTTGCCGATGTCCTCCGTCTGGGGGTTCTCGGTCTCGGACGACTCGATAAAAAGCTCGTGCTTCGACTCATCAAAGTCGGACTCATTGAGCAAGTAGTACCCTTGCTCGTTGTCAAACTTCACCTTAACGACTGGGCATTGCATGATGACACTCCTTTCGTTTGGAAAATGCAATTCAAGGGCATTTCTGCCCTTGAATTTTCACGCCGGTCATTCGATCGGGCCGATTACCCGATCAGCAGTGCGATGTGCCGCGGGGTAACGGCTTTGACGCCCCACGCCAGACCGACCTCGTAGTGCACTTGACGGTACTGGCGGTACATGGCGATTTGAAAGGCGAGACCGGACAGCGGATCAACAATCTCGATGACGTCGTCGGCCTGGTCACCACCCTCGGGCATGGCTGGAGCCCTCGTGACGAGAGCAATGGCCGAGCGATCGAAATACATATCCTTCGCCGAGATGGCCACAATGGTCATTGCCGTTGCCGAGGCCGGAATCGCCTGACGCAGGCCCGGTTCGGCGAGGACGATGGTGCCAGGCGCTGCAACGCCGGTGCTCACCACGTACTTGTTCGTGTCGCCGGCGAACGTGACAACATCCCCAGCAAGCACGGTGCCCGTACCGGTGATGATCGGGATCGAAGTCGTGCCAACGGCGAAGCCGGCTGCAGTGGTCGTATAGGACGCACCGGTGCCGACTGCCGGGCGCTGAACCGCGGCCGACGTGTGAACCATGGCACCTTGCAAATCACCGATGATGCCGCGCCGCAGGAGATCGGAAGAGCCGGACTCATTGACCTTGTAGAGCACGGATTGCTTGCCACGGATGTTGGCGATCGAAGAGGTGCCGAGAACGGCATGAAGGTCGATTTGCGGCGCACCGTTGTCCTGCAGGATCTTGAGCACTTGTGCGTTGTCACTCAGGTCGCCGGCCGTGCCGAACGGGATGGTGCCGGCGCTGCCGTAAGCGCGGGAAGCTTGAGCGAAAAGGGCACCAAGATCGGCTTCCACTTCATTGACCAACGTCCGCATGGCTTGCTGGAACCGTTGCGCATTGACGGACGGGAAGAGCCCGCTGTTCATGACGCCACGCGTCTCTTCGCCGCTCCACCGAACCGGAACCATGCGCGACTTCTGAATGGTCATGGTCTGGTTACCGATCACCTGGTCGCCGGTGTTCGGCGCTGTGACGCCCGGAGTGATGTCAGCCGCTGCCACCGCCGGCACGACCGGGATGTTGATCGTCTCGTTGAGCGCAGCACGAGCACCCGAGGAGTCACGCGAAACCGCCGGGATGAAGCCGACCAATTCACGGGAGACGATGTCCAGTGCCTCGTACAGGGTCGGGATGATGTTGGTCAGCGTGTTGGCCCCGAGCACAAGGCCGAACCGAGCCATGTAGTTGAACAGGCGGGCGTTGAGGATGACCAGGATGGCCAGTGCGTACAGCTTGAACGTTTGAAACATGTTTTTCATGGAAGAAATTCCTTGAGAGGGTCAGTCGTTAATCCACCAGCTTGTGGGTCTTGAGAATTTTTGCCTTCTCAACTGGGTTGAGTTGGTTGAACTTTTCCCGGTTGATCGTTTTGACGCCTCCCGCGTCCCTGCTGCCGCCGCCTGCGCCGCCACCCGAGCCGCTCGCCGGAAACCAATGAGGCGCGGTTTCCTTCATGCTTTCAAGCCATTCGACCGGCGTAAACGGCGTCTTGCCATCCTTGCCAAGTACCGGCCTGCCTTCACTGTCCAACTGCACCGCCTCACCAGCATCGTCCAAAGAGAACATGTTGCGAGCACGGAACAAAGCATCTTCCACCGCGTGAGCATGCAAACCAGCCTTGGTCGCCGCCGCCCTGATGTGGTTATCCAGAACTCGTTGGCTGAATTTGCCGGACCGTTCGATTGCTGCCTTGGTCTCATTCTTGGCAGCATCCACCTGTTTTTGAAGCTCAACCCGAAGCTTCTCGGTACGCTTGGCCACCACCTCGTCAAGTTTGCCGGCGGCGATCAACTTGGCTTCGTCGTCGGTGTCGAACTTGGCCATCATCGCCTTGACCCTGTCCGGATCGATACCCTCGTATCGCTGTTCAAGTTCCTTCTGCAGCCGTCTTGCTTCCTTGACCGCTTCGCGTTCCTTCTGCAAGGCCGACTTGAGGCCGCTTGTGTCCTCGACGCCGGTCACATCCAGATGATGTTTGCCATCCTTCTCCACGTAAAGCGACCGCTGCGCCTCCGGAACCGTCGAAATGTCATCGACTGTCAAACTCAAGGCCCCGAGCACCAGGCCGGAACGTGCCATGTAGTTGAACAGGATGCGGTGACCCATCTCCGCGATCGAAACAGCCGTCTTGCGATTGAAGAACCTCATTTTATCCCTCTCGGATATGGTGGAGGGGAATCACTCCCCCGGATAGAAACATTACAGAAGATTATGAGCGCTTGGTCGGGCAAATGCAAGCAAAAGGTTCTTATTCTTGCACAGGCCTCCAGCCAGCATATCGGTGTTTCGTCGACGACTCTGGAGCCAAGGATTCATCCATTCCAGTTTCCCAAAGCAACGTGCCTTGAGTTTGAAACCCCTCATCGACAATCGCATGGATGTACTGATCGCCTACTGGAATTGCAAGGCCAGGCGCAGCGTTCGTCAGCACGATGGATTGAGCAGGAAACTCCTCGTCATCTGCAGGAATACAGATTATTTCTTTATCGCTCATTTCCTCTTCCCTCCATCATCTTTAGGCGTTTCAAATTTTGGTGGTTTCCCTTCCTTGATCAGCTCAGCGGAAGTTTTCGCCGTTTCACCCGGCTTGCGGAAAACTACTGTCCCGTCTGGTTTGGCCTCAACCAGTTTTTCCTTAACGACTACTTTTACTGAATCATCGAATTCCACCTTCAAGTCTTTTCCGCTTTTACCACGGAAAATCAC